TGAACGTGTATACGAGGGCAGAGAGAAAACTAATGAGGGCATTGTCACGTTCCTTAATAAGGTCTGTGAAATGGAATTTGAGCCTTATATTGAAGGTTGTTACCAAGAACTGGCCGACTACGTAAATGCTTATGAGCAGAAAATGGTCATGGCACGAGAGAATATTGCTGACCGTGGCATATGGACTGCTAAGAAAAGATATATTTTAAACGTATGGGATAGTGAAGGAGTTAGGTATGAAGAACCTAAGTTAAAGATGATGGGTATTGAGGCAGTTAAATCCTCAACACCAGCACCTTGTCGTCAGATGATTAAGGATGCACTCAAACTTATGATGAATGATACTGAGGAGAATGTTCAAAAATATATTGAAGATTGTAGAACTAAGTTTAGAAAACTTCCACCAGAAGATATTGCCTTTCCAAGAACAGCATCTAATGTTCAGAAGTATCATGCACATTCTACAATATATGCAAAAGGAACTCCTATACATATACGGGGTGCATTGCTATTCAACTTCTATATCAAGAAGAATAAGTTGAATAATAAGTACTCACCAATCGGTAATGGGGAAAAAGTTAAGTTCCTCTATTTAAAAAAGCCGAATATTATTCAAGAGAATGTAATCTCCTTTATACAGGATTTTCCACATGAAATTGGACTTGACAAATACGTTGATTATGATCTACAATTTGAGAAGAGTTTTGTTGAACCACTCAGAGCTATTCTTGATGCGATAGGATGGAACGTGGAGAAAACTGTAAACTTAGAATCCTTTTTTTCTTAAATGAACTTACCTATCAATCAGAAAGATTTAGATACTATAGTTAGAGCACTTGCCTTAGGTGGTGATACTAGACTGTATTTTCTATTAAAGAATTTAAGGGAGGATAAAAGGATTGAAGAACAGAACAAACATGGAGAGTGTGACATCTAATGGATTTACCTATTAATACAGAAGAATTTGATGTAATTATCAAGGCTATTGATAATACTACTGAATTGTATAAAAAGTTAAAATTGACACAAGATCTTATGGAGGATGGTCAACCCTATAAGAAAATACTTCGTGAACGATATGGATATGTGGCATAATGTTTTTTAAAAAATTGAGTTTGGTTACTGGTGGGTTTGATCCCATACATAGTGGACATATATCATACTTTACCAGAGCAAAAGATTTCTCTGATTATCTTGTAGTTGGTATCAACACAGAAGAATGGCTTACTGCTAAGAAAGGTCAATACTTTCAATCTTGGGTTGAACGTGCTGAGATTATCAGACATTTAAATATGGTTGATGCAGTTATTACTGTTCCTGATGATGATGAAGGTTCTGCTTGTGGTGCTATTGCTAAGTGCTTAGAGATATCAGAAAAGGTTATTTTTTGTAATGGTGGTGATAGGGGTAAAGATAATACTCCCGAAGCTATTAAATATGGTGAAGACCCAAGAGTACAATTTGAATATGGTATCGGTGGGGATGATAAAAGGAACAGTAGTTCTTGGATTCTCAAAGGTTATTTTGAAAGACAACGTAAATTATTAGGTATTTGAAATGGATTTTTTAAAGGACATTGTAAAAGAAATAGGGGATGAGTACACACAACTCGCAAGAGACATCGAAGGAAGAGAACGATTCGTCGATACAGGATCGTTCATATTTAATGGACTTGTTTCAGGTTCCATTTTTGGCGGTGTTTCTTCTAATAAGATTACTGCCATTGCTGGTGAGTCTAGTACTGGGAAAACTTTTTTCTCGCTCGCTGTGGTTAAAAACTTCCTCGATTCTAATCCTGATGGTTATTGTCTTTATTTTGATACTGAAGCCGCAGTTAATAAGCCATTATTGGAATCTCGTGGTATAGATTTAGATAGATTAGTTGTTGTCAATGTAGTTACTATTGAAGAGTTCCGTACCAAAGCACTTAAGGCAGTTGATAAATATATAAAAATGTCCGAAGAGGATCGCAAACCCTGTATGTTTGTGTTAGATTCTTTGGGAATGCTCTCAACGGAGAAGGAAATAACTGATGCGTTGAACGATAAGCAGGTAAGGGATATGACCAAATCTCAACTTGTGAAGGGAGCATTTAGAATGCTTACATTAAAGCTTGGTCAAGCAAATATTCCACTTATAGTTACAAATCACACATACGATGTTATCGGCAGTTATGTCCCTACTAAAGAAATGGGAGGCGGGTCTGGTCTCAAATATGCCGCAAGTACGATCATTTATCTCAGTAAAAAAAAGGAAAAGGATCAGAAAGAGGTTATTGGAAACATTATTAAAGCTAAGACACATAAATCAAGACTCTCCAAAGAAAATCAAGAAGTAAATATTCGTCTGTATTACGATGAACGTGGTTTAGACAAGTATTATGGTCTCCTAGAATTAGGAGAGATAGGAGGAATGTGGAAAAATGTTGCTGGAAGATATGAGATACAAGGTAAGAAGATATATGCAAAGGAAATATTAAGAAATCCCACAGAATACTTTACTGATGATATAATGAAAGAACTTGATGGCATCGCCAAATCCGTATTCTCTTATGGAACGAATTGAGACTACTATTCTCAGAAACTTAATCTTTAATGAAGAGTACTCACGGAAGGTAATACCTTTTATTCAACCAGAGTATTTTGAAAAGAGATCTGAAAAGATAATATTTGAACAGATAACTGAGTTCATTGTTAAGTATGGTTCTGCCATTACTATTGAGGCTCTGAATATTGAGACTGAGAATAGAACAGATCTCAATGAGAATGAGGTCAAAGAGATTAGAGACATTAATGACTCTTTGAATGATTCTGTTGTAGAGAATCAGTGGTTAATGGATACCACTGAGAAATGGTGTAGAGATCGTGCTATATATTTGGCATTGATGGAATCGATTGCCCTTGCAGACGGACAAGATGAAAAGAAAGGTAGAGATGCTATTCCTAGTATTCTTTCAGAAGCATTAGCAGTTTCATTTGATAATCATATAGGTCACGATTACCTTCAAGATTACGAAGAACGCTATGAGTCATACCACAGAAAGGAAGATCTCATCCCGTTCGACCTCGAATTTTTCAACAAGATTACAAAGGGTGGGCTTCCGAATAAAACACTCAATATTGCTCTCGCTGGCACTGGTGTTGGTAAGTCTCTCTTTATGTGTCATGTCGCAAGCAGTGTGTTACTCCAAGGAAAGAACGTATTATACATCACGCTTGAAATGGCTGAGGAGAAAATTGCTGAAAGAATTGATGCTAATCTTTTAAATATTAATATTCAAGACATTACAGACTTACCCAAACCTATGTTTGATAATAAGGTAACTGCATTGTCTAAGAAAACACAAGGAACATTAATTATTAAAGAGTATCCTACTGCATCTGCTCATTCGGGACATTTTAAAGCATTGCTAAATGAACTGGCATTGAAAAAGTCATTCAGACCTGATATAATATTCATAGATTATCTTAATATCTGCGCTTCATCTAGGCATAAAGCAAATGCGTCGGTCAACTCATACTCATACATCAAAGCAATCGCAGAAGAATTACGGGGTCTCGCAGTTGAGACGAACGTTCCGATTGTATCTGCCACTCAAACTACTCGTAGCGGGTTTGCTAGTTCTGATGTTGACCTTACTGACACCTCTGAATCTTTTGGACTCCCTGCTACTGCTGATCTTATGTTTGCCCTTATTTCTACAGAAGAGTTGGAAGGGTTGAATCAGATAATGGTTAAGCAATTAAAGAATAGGTATAATGATCCTACTATCTTTAAGAGGTTTGTTGTGGGTATTGATAGGGCAAAGATGAGGTTATATGACTGTGAACAGAAAGCACAAGAGGATATACTTGACAATGGACAGGAAGAAGAGTATAATCCTATTGAAGAAAAGAAACCTAAAAAATCATTCGCTGAATTTAAATTTTAATCATGGCAGATCCATATCCAGCAGTTGGTAGTAATTACAGACCACCAATTCAACCCTCTACAACAAATAGAGGACTCTGTTTGACTGCTGAACAGGTAGTAGCATTAAGGGAATTATTATCTCATGTTCCTGATCCTAGTGCAGAAATTGTTGAACTCTATGATAAGGTTAAATTGTTATGACTTTACGGACACATAAAATAGAGAAGAAAAACCCACAACACAATCAAGAGTGGAGTTGGGAAGAAACTCCTGAGGTTTTAGCAGCACTAGAACAATTGGAAAAATCATCCGCCATAGTGGAGGAAAAGAAATGTTAAATGAATCAACACCTTATCTAATGATAGAAGTAATTAGTGATACAGTTGAAAACAATGAAAGAGTTATACATCGCAGGAAGACTTGTATTGGTAATCCTGTAGAACATTTTGTTACTGAAGAAGTTGTTAGGGTTCCTGTTACTGAACCTAAAAAAGAAGAAGTAAAAGTATCAGTTAAACCAATTAAGACTAAAAAAGTTCGTGCAAGAAATGCAAAGGGACATTATGTTGCTGATAATCCCGACACTCCTGAAAATGAGGCATGGGTTACTAAGGTAGTAAAAAAAGTAAAATCAGTACGCAAACCAAGGAAAAAGAAGAATGACTGAGAACGTTGGAAAAACTGTTGACCTGCATAAGTACGTTGATTTCGTGGATGCTGTCACGTCCGACCCTAGTAAAGATTTTAAATCATTTATTAGTAGTCTTGAACATCTTGATAGAGAGGGTGCCAATATTAATCGTCTTGCCACTGCTGCTGTTGGGATTAGTGCTGAAGGTGGTGA